CAGATGTCACCGACAGAATATGAAAACCAGTATTATCAACGGCTCGGAAGTGTCTAGATTATCCGTGGCGATTCAATCTTTCACAAGTCGGCCATCTTCATGTAGATATTGCAGCTCCAGCCACAAGCAGCTAACAGGCCATTTCCATTCGACGTTTACGCCAAAAGGTTTTGGTGTCGTTGTTACATGAGGAATGCTTTTAGGTTCAGGCATTTTATTTTCCTTTTAGGCGTGAGCCTGTCGCACGGCAAAGCCGCCGAAAGTAATCGGTTTGCCCAGGCTCACAGCTGAAAGACTTTCTTAATGTGCGCGTGCGATGCGCATAAAGGGCCCGGCTGACCGGGCCGGGCTGATTAGCTGACAGTAACGGTGCACGCTGCAGAAGTGAGGGTTTTGCCTGCGGCGTCGGTGACTTCACAGGTGTAGACGCCAGCATCGCTGGATGCGACCGACGGAATATTGAACGTTGAGGCGGTCTTACCAGGCTGAGCGGTGCTGCCTTTCTTCCACACATAGGTGTACGGCGCGGAACCACCCTGCATAACCACAGCCAGATCCAGTGCAGCACCAGTTGCGAGTGCTTTAGTGGATGGCAAGTCAGTCAGGAACGCCAGCGGCAGCACGGATGAATCAGCGATCGGGTAAATCTGCATGTCCGATTCGAAGTTCATTCGCGCCTCGTTGCTCTCCACGGCGTTGATTTCGGTTCGCGGGACGCGCTGGAATGAGATTTTCGCCGAATAATAGCGATCCGCTTTGCCGCGCGGGTTGTGGAACCAAACCGCCGTGGTATCACTGGAATCGTCCAGGTCAATAAGGCGTTTGTAGATCGCCAACATCGGGTCGTGGGCGAAGGTGTAGACCTGAACCACAGCGTTTTTGAACGTCGGGATGGTGCGGGCCTTATCATCTTCCAGGAACTGCACACTGATGGTCTGCTGGTCACCACCTTCAGTGGACAGCGTCATAACCTGCGGCATGGTGATCCACGAATCGACTTTGCGCAGCGTACCCGCGCCGGTGCCCGCCGGGAATTTCTTTGTGTCGGTGGTATCGAACGCTTCCAGCACAATTTTGGTGCCGGTCACCGATTTAACGCGCAGCACCATGTTATCAAGCTTCAGCCAGCCAGAGTTAACCTGGACAACATCGCCCGCGAGGATCCCGGCAGCCGAGGCAACGGTCAGTTCGCATTCCGTCGCGTTGGATGCCGCAGTAAAGGTAATGGCGGCCAGATAGGCCTTGGCCACGTTCACACGTGACCCGTTAGGGATTGCGAATGCCATTGCATTCTCCTGAATTGAGGAAATAAAAAACCCGCCGGGTGGCGGGTCAGTAATCAGCGCGGTACTGCATGCTGACGGGGGTGGTGTAGGTGATGGAGCCGCTACTGCCGTTGGGTGCTGACGTTGGGCGATCCTGTATCGGCGTGCGCACCTGCGGCGGGCCGTTGATGTATACGGTCAGGTCACCTTCCACCAGTGGCAGTCCTTCGGGGAAGGCATCAGCGACCGATTTTGCCAGCCCCCTTGCCAGTGTCACGCCGCTGCCTGCCGGCGCGATGATGTTGAGCTGCAGAATACCCTGATACGTACGCAACTGGCCTTCCAGGTCCTGCCCCACGGTTTGCGCTGGCAGAATATAAACACGCCCGTAAGGCGCATTATCCGGGGGAGTAAACGCGATGTTCGGCCAGGCTACTGGCAACCCAAGCGATGAGCAGATAACCGCAATGCGGCTCTCCAGTAGTTCAACAATTCGCATTGACTGGTCACTGGCCATTGCGCACCTCGCTCATAGCCTCACGGAACAGCTGCGCGGCATCCAGCGCAGTAACTCTCACCATCCCGCCCGGAGCCTGGCCGGAGTGGCCCTCTTCCAGGGCTCGGGCGTAAGGCATGTTATTGGTGAAGTAAATCGAGCTAACCTGCCCTACCCGGAACACCTCGAGCACTGCCAGGCCGCGGGAATTGGAACCCTGACCGGAAGCGTCCGGTGTATCGTTGGACTGGCTCGGCTGGCTATCGAACCCCACGTACCAGTTGTTCTTGAAGCGCCCGCCCACATAGCCATCAGGCTTTTTGATGTCCATCGAGTCGTTGACGCGCAGCCCACGCTTAAGCCGTCCGGACCTGGTCAAGTTGTCCGGATTATCACGAAGGGCAGCGTTATGATCCCGCACAGTATCGTTATATGCCGATGCCGTTTGGTTCACCTGCCAGATATCAGGGTTACCAACAGGAGACATCTCAACCAGTTGAGCGAGAATTTTAATTCCCGTCCGGCGCACCACCTCGTCCATCTCCTGCTTCGAGCTATCCACGAACAACTGAATGGCAGCCAGGAACGGCTGATTAGCAGAACTAGCCATACTTATGCCCTCAGCTGGATGTTGTAGGAGATCAGCACATCGGCAGGCTTAACGGGATTCGGTTCTACCACGCGCCACTTTTTGCCATCGATTTCGATACGGTCATCGATACGCACTTCTGTTTCGAACGTGGCCGCCAGCTTCTTGTCGCCGGTGGCGATCAATGAGCCGTCAATTTCACGAGAGGAGTATTCGGTGATAACGCCAGTGACGGTCGCAATGGTTGTCGGGGTAGTGACCTCTTTGCCGAACTGATCGCGGGTGGTGGTGCCGCCACGCATCAGCTTGTATGTTTTCCCGTTCTGGGTCAGCAGCCGGGTTGCTGTCGTGCGCATGCGGCGATAATCGATTGGCATATCAGCGCGCCTCGATGTTGGTATGGATGAAGTCCGCTTTTAGTGCTTCGATAGCGCCGATCATGACATATGGCCTGCCGCCGCTATGCCAGCAATCAATCGCACCTCCATTATCGCTAAGCATGATAATCGCCAGGCTATGACAGTTGCCGTCGCGCGCCATTTGTAGCGCCTCTTCGAGCAGCCTTATCACCTCCTGGCTGTCATGCCCAGGTTGCGCTTTGCCGGAGAAGGGAACCACTTTCAGGTCAGACATATCACCCCCTTTCGATGCGGATCTGATTGCCGCCCACCACCAGCCCGCGCAGCGATGAATAGAACCAGGGGAATGACGGTGCAGCTTTGTTCGTGCCCGGCTCATACTGAACGGTTACCGCGCCCTCGACGCGCTCCATGACCACCGCCCCGCCACCAGCTATCGATGGCGTGAGGTCAATCTCCTGTGATTCGATAGCCAGGCGGCACTGTGCGTCAACGAGGCGCTGCGGGATGGTGTCATCCGGCAGGTCAACGCCATCAAAGCGCACGCCGGAGCGCGGCCACGACAACGGCTGCGATGTGCTGGAGCGCTGACCGCGCCAGGCCTTCCCTTCCAGAAAGTCCATCGCCTGCATCAACAACATGCCGCACTCGCCGTCATCGGCAGGAACGGTATATCCGCGCCCCGCCGCGAACGCGCGCAGGTCGACAACGCTGGCATAGCTGTTGAAATCGGGCGAATGGGGATCGGCAACCAGCATGGTTATTCCTCCAGACGCCAGTCCAGCGCCAGCCAGTTGTCAACTTCGTCAGGATGAACATCAGCACTTAACGGGCCGCCGGGGAACTCCGGTTGGTCACGAACCATGATGACCAGGTCGCTCGTCTTTTTCTCGGTTTCACGCTGCGCGCGCTGCTCTTTGGTTAATCCGGCCATTGGGCCTCCTGAAAAACAAAGGGGCCGAAGCCCCATTGGTTAGCCCATGATGATGGCGGAATGGCGGTTCGCGATGGACGCGGTACCCCATGCCAGGCCGACTTCGTAACGCACCTGGCGGTACTGGCGGTACAGTGCGATCTGGAAGGTAATGCCGGAAACTGGATCGGTTACGTTCATCACGTCGTCGGCGCTGTCGCCACCTTCCGGCATCGCCGGGGTGCGGCACGCCAGAAGGAATGCGTTGCGGTCGAACGCCATGTTCGGCACAAACTCGCTCAGAACGGTCACGGCAGCCTGGTCTGCCAGATCCTGACGCAGGCCCGGCGCGCCGATAGTGATGCTGGACGATGTTGCTGCAACGACCAGATACTGGTTGTCATCACCATCGAACTTCACGGCGGTACCAACTGCAATGCCGCCAGTGCCCGCAGAGATGGCGATGATGATGTCGCCTTCTTTCTTCGCGCCGTTGACCTTATAGCCGGCAGCGGTGCTCTTCGCGGTACGCTTGATGTTGGCGGACTCGTGCAGGTTGAAGCCCATCACGCGACCGATGATGCCTTCGCGCAGCAGCTGGTCGGTACCGGCTTCATTCGCTTTGAACAGTACGGACTGTTTACCACGGATGGATGCCATCGCTTCACCACCCAGCACCATGCGCAGGTCGGTAGTTGGTGCGCCATTGTCCACCAGAATCTGACGGGCCAGCGCCATATCGGACAGATCGTCTTTAATGCTGAATGGCGTGTCTTTTGGTGCGCCCACTGCGCGGGAGGATTTGTAGTACTGTGCCGCCAGGTCAGCATCCACTTCATTCGCCAGCGCACGGAATGCCTGTTTGAACTGGTCAGCCAGGATGATGTTATAGGTACCGGACGGACCTACTGCGAGCTGCTCTTCACCGTTCCATTTGACCGGAGCCATCTTGGATTTAGTGATGGTTACGTCCACAGTACCGATATTCTGATCGCCATCATTCGGTGCGGTCGCTGCCGGGGTGATATCAACGGTGGTAGTCTGAGGAGCTACTGGTGCGGTAACGGTTTGACCTTTGGCGGCAGCATCGGCTTTGGCATTGCGTGCCACAGCCGGGATGAAGCCCACCTGCTCGCGGGACACAACGTCCAGCGCGGTGTAAATGGTAGGGATCAGACCAGTGAGGATATTGGACATTCAGGTTTCCTTTCGATTAATCGACGATGGTGACGCCGTCTTTCAACGCGGATTGCTTACCCACGGTATCCAGAGCATCGAACGCGCCACGCTTCATGGTTTTTTGCCCAGCCTGATGCTGCGACTGGTGGGAACCACCACCGCTATTGCCGGACGCTTTGAGGATGTAGTCTTTCTGCGGATGCAACTCGACCAGAGATTCCAGCGCTTCATCGAAGCCAGCCAGTTCGCCTGGCTTGGTGCGGGAGAACACCTTATTGCCCTGCCCGTCGTAAGCCACGACCTTGCCGTCTTCGATCTTGAAGTTCTGCCCGAAGTGGGAACGCACGAACTCAGCCGGGATCGCCATCTTCTCAGAGATGAACTTCGAACCGCCGAAGCGCCCGCCGATCATCTCGTCGTAGAGTTGGCTTTCCAGTTGCTTGGTTTTGCCATTCGCTTCGTCCAGTTGCTGCTGGTAAACCTTGGTGATCTCGGCCTTAACCTGGTCAACGGCACCAGCGTCGATCAGTTTCTTCTGGTCGATTTTGGTCATCATCTCCAGGGCTTCGAGTGCCTTGGTCGGGTCGGAGATGCCAGCGAATTTCGCGAGACTGGCTTCCGCCGCCTCCTTCGCCTCGCGGTGAGTTTTGGCTTCACCGTTCAGTGAGGTAATTTTGGTCATCGCTGCGGCCGCGTCGAACGGGATCTCTTTGCCGTCGTCATGAACATACACAGGCATACCGTTTTCAACGACCACATTGCCGTTAGCATCAAGTTTGAGTTTCATTGTTTTTGCTCCAGCCTTCCGGCCATTGGTAATAGGTCATCCGACCCGGTCACCGCGTCGCATCCGCTCAGCGGCAGGTATAAAAAAGGCCGCCCCGAGGCAGCCTTTTAGATAAATTCGATTGTTATTTCACCGCGAAGCTTGCGGGAGTAAACCTCGCCCCGCTTTCGCTTGTGGATCCGCAGCGGGAGTGGATGAACGCAGGCGACGCCTCGTTTAAGGTCGGCCCATACACAGCACTTTACCTCGTTGCCATTAACGAACACCCTGCGCCGGCCACGGCCATCACCCACAAAGTGAAAATCCTCGTTACGCATACCCTATTCCTCAAACGCCGACGCATCCACGCGGCGCAGTTCGTCCAGGGTCAGGAACTCCCCGGCATCGTTGAACATCTCCGGCACCGTGATTTTTCCGTCACGCAGCATCATGGCGCGGTTGACGCCCAGCACCTGCTCCTGCCGTGCGTACGGTTGCCGGGTAAGCCAGTCAGCATAACTGGTATGCGCTGGCACCTGTCCGTCCATTGAGGCGCGGGTGGCGCTGCTCAGCTCGCCAGGCGCTATCTGCAACTCCTCCCACGATTTGGTAATCAGGATTTCACCAGAGCGGCAGCAGAAGTGGATTTTGCCGGGCCCGCGCAGGTACGGGATCACATGGCCCAGCGGCTTGCCGTCGAGCGAGTAGAGTTTGCGGTCGCGGATAATGCACCACTGGCTGGTATGCGTATCCAGCGTAGACGACCATTGCTTGGCCTTCACGATATCGCTGTTGGCCTGGGCGAACTCCTGACGCGCCGTGGCGGCCATGTGATTCACCGCGGTGCGGGTCACCACCGCCAGGTCGCGACGGGATGCGTTGATCGCCCCGTCTTCACGGTTGAGTTTCGTCGTGCCGGCAACGCGCCGGACAATCTGCTCTACCGTTTCGCCCTGGAGGAAGCCGGAGCGCACAGCATTGGTGATTTTGTCCAGCCGATCCGATTCGAGCTTCTGGCTCCACTCCTTCAGCAAGCGCCCCTGGAAGGGCTGCGCCACTGCTGCGGCGTAAACCTGCTCGGGGGCGATACTCTGCAGCGGCACATGCTTAAGGATCTGCTTGGGAATGATGCTACTGAACAGGTCCAGTTGATACCCGGCTTCATACTCAACGTAGCGCGTCAGCTCACGTGCCAGCGCCGCGTTAACCGGTTCGTAGGCCTGCTGGTTCAGGTCACGTACGCCAGCCAGCAGAGAAGCCAGGCGGCGGGCACTGTAGGTGTCGGCACGCTTGCCGTCCAGCAACACCAGCAACTTAGCGGCTAGGTCATTATCCATCTTGCTCAGCAGCGCCACCATGCGCCGGGCAACACCAGTGCCGTAGCGATTCACATACAGGCCGTGGGCTATCGTCTCATCCTGCAGGCGATCATTGACGGAGCGGGCCATATCACACCTCGTCCACCGGCGGCTCTGTCAGTGAAGCTGACTCGGCCAGTAGCTCGTTCAACACCACATCGGGGTCTGCATCCGCGTCAATAATGTTCAGCTTCTGCAATGACTTAATCGCGTCCACACGACGGATATCACCGCCCTGACGCAACGCCTGGATGGCCAGCGCCGCTGGAGGGTTGAACTCTTTCGATTCAACATCCAGTTCAGTGCGGACATCGACGCTGCCGCCGTCTTTCTCGTCGATGTACTCGGCCATGATTTGCAGGATGTTGTCGATCGCATCCTCTAGACTCGTTGCCATGGTGTAGAGCGGTGACTGCTCCTGCATCTTCTCTTCTGATGTCTGGTCAACCGACTTGGTCGAGGTGTTATCAGTGCGTAGCAGCTTCGCGCCCGCCTGGCGCATCTGTTCCACCAGCTCAGCCAGTGACTCTTTACCAGCGCCGATGGAGGAACCTGTGTGCTCTACGTACTCAAGCCCTTGCTTCTGCCTATCGGAGAACTGAGTTGCAGAGGAAGAGCCGATAACCAACTCTTCACCATCGCCGAGGCCAAACACGGTCAGCAACGGCACACGAGCGACATGCAGGATGTTGTCCTGCTCGCTCTGGCTTTGCCAGTGCTTAACGTTCAGCAGCGCCATGTTGAGCAGCGGCGGCGAACCGCACATAAACCCGGTGCGTTTGGTGTAGAGCGTGACCAGGGTGATATCCCTGCGGGAGGTTTGCCATTCTTCATGCAGCGTCCAGTTCGCCTGGCCATCAGTGCCAGTGGACTTCCGGTATATCTGCACCTGCCCGGGCGTCAGCAGTCGGATCTGCTCAACCTTCGTCTGCCCGAAATCGTCCCCGTCTTCGACCACCACCTCTTTGATGCGCAGCGCGGTGAGCTGGACCTTGCCGCCGACCATCTTCGACTTCCAGCCGATCACCTGGCGGGGATTCAGCATGGTGACGTACGGCCGCGCGCCAGTGGCTTTCTCGTCGGCTTTGGTCTTCACCTGTTCGGCGTCGACCCGAGGGTAGTCCACCAGCGCATGTGATAGTCCATATTGCATCGCCAGGCTGAAGAACGCCTGCGCCCATACATCGAGGCGACTGCCTTCAAGGTCGATATTCTTCGCAAACTCGCGCAGCGCATCAGGGACATTCTCGCCCAACTGGATTGGCTCAGCGAATACGCGCCCGACGTTCTGGTTAATGGTTTCTTCGTACGCCGGCAGCAGCGTAGCCACCGCCAGGCGCTTTTTGTAATCCTCTTTGTCCTCTTTCGGCCAGCGCGGCAAATAGGCCTCACCAAGCTGGCGCATATACAACGTGCCGCCCATCAGGGCATCGTTAATGTCCCACGCCTGCACCATGTTCCCATAGTCCAGATTGGGTGTTGAAATATCAGGCATGAGTTAAATCCGTAGGTTGGTGACTTTGCCAGTTGGCTTGCGGCGGTTGGTTTTCACGACGCCGAAATAGCGGAAACCGTCTGAGCCGTGGGATGTTTTGTCATGGAGTGGCTTATCTTTCCAGCAGCCGCGCTTGTCGTCCCATTCCTTGCGATATCCCTCAAGATGGGAGATCCCCTCGGCGCATTTCTCTTCGTCGAATACACAGCGGGGAAGAATTTCACGTACCGACTCAATACCAGTATCGACTGACTCCCTGGGCACTACCTGGAACTTCAGGGAGTACTTTTGCCCGTCGATTTCGTAACCTTCACGAGCGATCTCGCGCCGGGATTTGGCATCGCTACCGAACTCCCGGTTGTCGATATCATGCGGCCCCCAGTGCTCACCGTAGGTGTAGCCACGGTCTTTCAGCACCTTCATGTAATGCCGCAGGCCTTCGCCAGAGTTTTCGTAGTAGTCGATGATGTGGAACTCTTCACCGACCTCACGAACGAACCAGATTGCCGTGGAGTCACCCACTCCGATATCCCAGAACGTGTGGACCGGGAGGTGTGAGTTATCCGGGATTTTGCCGATCCGCTTATTGGTATAGAGCCAGCGGAACTGTTTGGCATAGTACGCGCCCTCGACCGACTGCTGGAATGCCTCGGCCGGGATGGTCGGGTACTCGCGCTTCATATCATCGCCGAGAGTCTTCTCTTTGGCGTGATACCAGGCCTTCTGGCGCTCATCAACGACAACGCCGTGCTTCGCCTCCATTTCTGCGAAGTAATCAACCAGGCGCTGCGGTAGCGGCTCTACCGGATCGATGGCGTACTGCGGGTTCTTCCACCAGGAGAAGAAGAAAAACTTCCAGTCCAGCGCGGAAAGCGGTTTGCCCTGAAGCAATGCCTTCTCTGCAGTCTGACAGTAATCGAAGAAATATCCCGCCCGGCCCTCTGCTGTGCTCTCGATAGTGGCGAAGCATCCGGCTGATACCGCCTCGAAAGCACCAGTGACGATTTCACGGGCCTTATGCGGAAACTTGGCGCATATCTTCCCGAACTCGGAAACGTGCAGATAACGCAGCGTACCGCCGCGGAATGACGTACTGACGTAGAGCGAGCCGCCCTTCTTGAATACCAGCTCGCCGGCAGAGTCATTGCTTGCCGGGTTCGCCGCCCTGATTTCTTTGGGCAGTTTGTCGTATGCGTACTTCACCTTTTCGCGGAACAGGCGTTTGGCATCGTTCAACGTGTGGGCGATCAGCGCGCATTTGGCCGACTCGAACAGTGCCGCATCCAGCTGAATAATGCACACCTCTGTCGTGAAACCGAGCTGCCGAGCTTTCAGGATGATGTTACGAGTATGGATCCCTTCGAAGTATTCGCGCTGCTCAGGCGTCATCCTGAAACGAACAGGCTTCCCTTCTTTGTCGGTGATCCAATACAGATTGTTTAACCGCCAGTCTTTGTCAGCCAGCAGTTTGAGGTGCTCAGGCTTCATTACGCCCCCTGAGAGAGCGAATCCATCAGGTCGGACAGTGCGTCCACAACCTTATCTTTTTCGCCTTCATCCATGCTGTAGGCCTGCCGCTCAAGACCAATCAGATTCTTGAGTGTTTCACTGAGTGCCTTCATCGACTTAACCCGCTCGGGCATGCTGATGATGGAGTGGTAAAGCTCGTTAAGCCGGTCGCGTCCATTATCATCAGGATCCAGCATCAGCGCGCCAAGCTTACGCAGCGCCTCAACGTCTGCGCACTCAGCCTCGAGCTCATCAAATAGCGCATTCGCCAGTGTTCTCGCCCGGCGGATATCACCGCGGTGCTCCATGCGTACCGTTGCAATAACCTCGGCGTTGGCCTCGATTAGTTGCCGCTCGGAAACCATCTTTTCGCTGGAAACCTGTTTGGAAACCTCTCGCTTGGAAACCAGCGCATCAGCCTTGGCTTTTATCTTTGCTTTAAGGTCGCGTTCCCATATTTCTTTCTTAGCGCGCTTGCTGATGGCGGTGTGCGTCACGCCGTGCTGCGACGCAATTTCACGGAGGGACATCACCCCGGCCCGGTAAGCCGATTCGATAGCCTCCCAGTCCGGTTTGCTCATTTGGTGCTCCTGCTGTTGCCGCCATTACGATGGGTCTGCCCATGATGATCGCAATAAAAAAACCGCCCGGAGGCGGTAAGATTTCGAGGAATTTGCTGTCATCATTCGAAGATAAATTCTAAAGAATGCATCTCTGCCAATTTATTTAAAATCTTCTCTTTACTGACGAATCCTTGTGTGTATTTAACGTAAAGATCTGACAACTCTACCCAAAGGCTAGTTAAGTTCGTTGTCTTTAAAAGCCCCTCACACATAACCCATGCAGAAATCGCGTCATGCCAGCATTTTTTTAGCTCACTAAGTCTTAATTCTGCTGCTGATTCCTCTGCGGATATAGGGAAGCGTGATTTCATTAACACCATATTAGCCATGTGCGCATTCCATTCATCTGGCATCATGTGAATGGCGTAATCCAACGCAAGCAGAGACCTTTTGAATTCGCTTCTTATTTTGGTTTTTTCTTGCTTTTTCCATGTGGTTAATGCGGATGCGGCACATATGAGCGTTAAAAGTGAACTCAATGCAGCAAGCCAAGCCGCTATAGCCCCATTCATTACCCAATCTGCAGAATATCGGGTAGCGAGTAATGTTTCGTACGATATGATATCAGCGTCCATTTTAGCCCCTTCATTTTTATGGGCTAATTCTACATTGCGCGAAATTGTTGGTCACTATCTCCATTATCAAGCCCACCCGGGGATGAGCTTTGGAATGAAGAGTCGTTGTGAAAGTGGCTCTTATGGTGACTTTTTCTGTTTCGCATCTTCCATGGCCAGCATGGCATCCAGCAAAACCTCGGCCTTGTTGACGGAGGAAATGCCAATCGCAATCCGCCCACAACTGAGATCCCGAAAGCCATCCTTCAGAAAACGGCAGATGGTTTCGAGTTTTTGTTTTTCGCTTTTGGTCATTTGGTTACGCCAGGCAAAGAAAGTTGCCCCTGCTGCTCAATCCGTTCAATTCTGGCGAGAAGTTGAGGCTTCTTCACTCGACCCCATCGGTTTAGCAACCTGCCAGACATACTGGCAACATCACTTTCCTTCATGAACTCCAGCATTACCGCGTTCCGCTCTTCCTCAAACTGACGCCTCCCAACCTGGAGCATTGCATACATCCAGTTGAATGCGTTGATGTAGGCAATCTTGATGCGCATGGCTTCTTTCTTGGTGTATGACATAACGAGCAGCATCAGACCATCTTTGCGGAGACGATAAAACTTTTGCGGCTTACCATTCTGTAACTCATTGTTTTTATAGCAAAGCTCAAAGTTGAGCTTTGTATCAAATTCTGGAGGGCAGGCATCAATAGTTCGCTCAATGTCACGAACTACGTTTTTAGGCAGCTTGCCAAATGCTTGCGCCACCATAAATGAATCAGTGACGGGATCATTGTCTGTCACAAAAATGAGATCACGAAAATCGATGCCATTAACTACGGTTGGGTAATTCATAACGGATACCTTTTAGAAAGATGAGCCTGTTCGCACAGAAAAGCCGCCCCGAGAGGTCCGCACCTATACGGCAGTTCTCAGGCTCAGCTTTCTGAAAGACTCGGGTTGTCTATGCGCTGCGACGCGCAGTCTTGATAAATTGCCGCTCCGATGACAGAAAATTCGCCAGCGGTAATAGGCGTAAAAAAGCCCCGCTATTGCGAGGCTCAAAAAATGCAACTATGACAAATAGTTGCCGCTTACGCTTGTTACTACAGCATTGCTAACCATACTCAAACTTCCTTTAGCACAGGAAACAGGCACCACCGCTTGACCCTTTTCATTGAGAAAATAAAAAGTGCGAAATGCACATGCCATAGACAATTCCGGTTCGCCCTCTTGATGGGGGCGTTTTTTTGCTTTACAGAGCGTCAGCGTGAATACAGAACATCACCAGGTGCGTTCGTAAACGCGCCCCAGGTTGGTCATTTCACGGCGTTATACCAGGCCTGCCAGCGATACGTGTTGAGCCGCAGCTGGCGTAGGCATTCTGCCGTTTCGATATCCGCCTGCAGGTCCTCATCACTGTTTGCCCCGGCATTACTTGCCCTGCACGGTTCCTGCATCAAATCCGCTGATGGCGTTGGCAGCATCGATGGCACGCTGGCGCAGCCGCACAGACTCATCATCAAACTTACACACAGTACGGTTCGGATCCTGGACATACTTCACCACGTCGCGGGTTATGGTCCGGTAAATCACCTTTGCTTCAGCGGCAGCCACAGCGGCTTTCTTCTCTACCGGCTGGATGGCTTTCTCGGCCTTATCTTTCTTATCCACCGCCAGCGCGTTGATATGGTCGGCGTGGGCATTCCATCCAGAACGCCATGAAATCAGCGCGGTGGCGGAGATTGCTACCACCAGCGCCATCAGAACATATCGCCACTTCATACCAGCGCACTCCGCGCACGGTTATAACGCAGACGGCGGTCTTCAATGCCGTTATGGCCACCATTGATAATCTGTGTGACTCGCGCCAGGTCGCAGGAGTAAAGCAGGCATCCATGAGCGGCGTAGAACCATGCCGCCGAACGCGCCGCGTTGCGGTCCTGCTCCAGCAGTTCGGGGCTGGAGACCAGATCAAGTTTCAGCGCGGCGCCACACCGACGGTAATTATCCTGACCGGTGATCTGAATCAGGCCGCGTCCGCGATATTTCCAGCCATCACCCGGTGCTTTGTTGCCCAGGCGTTTGCTGTACACCAGATTGGCAATAGCGCGCTGGCGCTCCAGCGGTAACACCTTTTCATACGAACGGCGGCCCAGCGCGTTTGCTTGGTCCCGACTAAGCCGCCCAAAGCGCACGAAATCAGCCAGTCCTGCAACGCTGTAATTCATGCTTTCCACCAGCCGGGAGAAACTCACGGACTCGTGTCCGGTCTGGGCGATAAACATCGCCTGGTCAGTCGGTGCAGTGATGCCAAATTCTTTCATTGCCGCGTCGATATGTGGAAACCAGCGCGCAGCTAATCCGGCGCTTATACCAGCCGCCTGCTGAAATTGTGATTGTTTCATTCCGGCCTCAGTACATGGAAGATGCGCGCGACGTTGCCCCGGGCGCGGAACACGGCGGCGCAGATGATTAAGTTGATGGCGACCGTTGCCCAGTGGGTATGCAGATACGAATCGAACAGGTACCGGAACGGCACAGACGCATACGCCAGGATTATCAGGTAGGCCAGCCACGACGCCCAGGGGTTGTGTTTCCCGCCGGGCTTACGGAACATCATCAGGCGCAGAACAATGGCGGCACAGGCCACAACGTTGGTCAGCACCAGCGGATCGTTAGTTACCATTGGTTCCCCCTCGCCACCGAGACAGCAGTTTCAACGGGTCCTGTTCACTGAAAAATGTCAGTGTTTTGATTGCTACGGCAGACAAAATCACCGCGCCAAGTGCATCCAGTGGTTTGTCGGCATAGCCGGTTATGCTCGCCAGCCACGAACCCACCAGCCCGGAGCCATAGACGCCAGCGAAATACGAAACAACGAAATACGCGGAACGGCGAAAAATCGTCAGGTCGGCAGCGGTGGCCACGTAGAAAACAGCGCCAGCAAACGCCCCGAACACCACGCCGTAATCGGTGCCAGTGAGCAATCCATAAATGCTGGCGCCGGTCAGCGCGCTACCGGCGACTGCGGTTCCGGAAAAAGGTTCGGACATTACGCCCCCTCGTTATTGATGAGTCCTCTCGAATGAGGGGAAATAAAAAAGGCCGCTTTCTGGGCGGCCTTCAGGGAATTGTTCAGGTATCGTTTCTTTATGAAATGAATATCAAAGTCAAAAGAAGGGTGTGCTTCCGGGAAGTTGCTTTGAGAACTAGATTTTTGTCACCTTAGATTTCACTGAAGATCTGAGATTATCAATAATGATCTGGTCGATGTAATGAATGTTTCTGGCCTGTTCCAGCATTGTAACTAGCTCATCGATTGCAGCTGATGCTGTTATAACGACATTTTTATCAATCACAAAGCTTGATCTCTCGTCCTTAACAAGGGATTTCAGATGTTCTGAAAAAATCCGATATCTTCCAATATTCATTTTTTACCCTATACCGGTTAGCTCGCTTAAGCTAATGTATTATAAGACTTTTATTTTTATATTTAATCCCAGAATTAAAAAAGTTCTCAGGTACAAATGGCTGCGATCACGAATCCTCAATCAGTCTAGGCTCAGAAAATTGCTTAAGGTGCGGTCGATTATTATCTCATGCCAGTATTTTCTTCAATTCCGTATAATCCTGCACCGGGACGGCCTTGCGCCCGTTCTGTCAGCCCTTAAAAAAGACCAGCCTGGCGACTGCGGGCTGGTCAGGAAATATTGTTGTCGTGACTGTGAGCGGGTCAGCTCACCTGAGATATATAAGACTGCACTTCCTGTTCATTTAAAATATAAGCAAATCGGCAACGCTTCGCCTGGCTTATAATCAAAATTCGGTCAGGGTTCAGTCTTTAATGCAAAATATCGCGTCTGATGACTTCCTCAGGAAGAGGTGTTGCCGCAAGGTTGGGAAGATCCGCCTGGGCAAACTCAAGCTGAATAAAACGTAATTCTGACATACGCACTTCAGCTCCATTCGGGTACCTTGCGTACCTGGTGACCTGCCCCCAGGATTAGATACAACCTTCAGTTAGTAATGTCGGTTGGTTTTTCTTCATATTTCCCGTTTCGCC